GTACATTGTACGCTTAATGGCTTCAACGTAGTCGAGACCTTCGGTTTCAACTAAACGCAGAGCTGCGGAATGGGGGTCTAGATCTTCCTCGGAGTACTGAAAAGTACCGTTGGCGGTTACTTCCCCGTAGGTGACCATCGGAGGCAGCTTGCTCAGGAGACCAATCAGCTTCGTGGCAGCGGTTTCGCCTTCGGAGAACTCTAGAGTGCCCAGATCGAGACCTTCGCAGTAGCTAAGCAGCTGTGATTGAGGCATAACACCGTCAGTGAGACGACCTTCTTCGTAAAGAGCTTCCACGAAAGAGGCCATTTTCTGCTTGCGAGCGCAGACTTTTTCTTCAGCGTAACGGCGCTGAAGTTCAGCATGTTCTGCCTTAAGTTTTTTCAGCTCTTCGTACATCTGATCGCCCATGCTTTTGGCTTGGGCTGCAGAGCCCATGCCGCCATACTCTGACGATTCAGCGTAATCCTCGTCGCCATCTTCATCCTCGTCGTCTTTGCCGTAGGTAGAACCGAACCCAGTCTTGGTGTAGGGGTTCTTTTTCTCACCGTGCTCTTCAGCGAAGGCACCGTCCGGACCAACAGTTTGGTCAGCTTCGTCGGTCTCATCAAAAGCGCCGGGAGTAAGGTGCTTGTTGGAGCTTTTTTTCTCGCCGCGCACTTCAGCGTAAGCACCATCGGGGCCCACCGTTTCAGCGCATTCGCCCTCAAACTCACCGCTTAGCTGACCCTTTTTGCCTTTTTTCTCACCCATGGCGGTAACGCCCATTTCCGAAGTAGTCTCGTCGGCTTCGGGTTCGCCGTGGTCGATTGCACCACCCTTGGTTGCTTTACGACCGTCGCTGCTCTTTTGACGAAGAACACGCATGTCTCCATCGGACGTCACGTTTTTAATGTCGACGGCAAACACTTCGTCGTCGGGAGTTTCTTCGGTTTCGGTAGGGACTTTGGTCGCAGACTCTTCGCGACCAGCGGGGTTGCCACCGGAAGCAGTCTTGGGCTTGTTCACACCGTAGCTACTCTCATCGGTGTCGTACTGATCGCCGTTTTCAGAACGCTCTTCATCGTCAGCTTGACCTGCCCAGCGCGACTCCCCGGTTGCGTTGTCCGAGCCATCTTTGGCGGTTTTCTTGCGATCCATTTCCTGCTCACCGCTTTTAGCAGTGCTCAAACGATCGGAATCTTGCTCACCGCTTTTTGCGGTCTTCGTGCGGTCTTCGCCCACGCCGCCCTTGCCTTTCTTCCCCACGGTCATGCGGTCGGCATAACCATTTTTTGTGGAGCGAGCGGTTTCAAAACGACCGGTTTCGTCGTCTTCGTTGAACTCGGGATCAGGCTCGTCTTCAGCAAAGTGACCCTGGGATTTCACTTCAGCCGCACGTTTTTTGAGAGCAGGGGGAAGTTCTCCGTGGGTTGTCTCCATTTCTTCTCCTTCGGACTTAGCCTTCATCTTAGCTGCATTTTTCTTGAAAGCTTCTGGGAGCTCCCCGTGTTCGTCGTCCATTTCGTCGTAGACGTTTTCCACAACCTGCATAACTTGGCCGTGGGCGCCGTTAGCATGCTTACGGCTGATTTTCTTGTCTTCCATGAATTGTTCCTCGGATGGAAATTGGTCTTCTAAGTCAGCCGTTTGCTGAGTTATTTCGGTGGTCTGAGCCCTGGTCTTTTTACCCATTTCTGCGTATTCTTGACCAGAGCTGTCCGAACTAACGCCTTCCTCTTGAGGGGAGGCGGTTTCGGTTGCGGATTGTTGTTGGTTCGACTGTTTCAGGTCCTGTACTGCGCTGGATACATCCTGACGCACTTCGGCTAGCTTTTCTTTCAACATTTCTAGCGGGCTTTTATCCACGATTAACGTGGGTCCAAGCTCATCGTTAAAAATATCGTCCGGAGAGAGGGCAACCGCGAAGTCGTACAACCCTTCCCCTTCAACGAAGGAGAATGGTTCCAAACCCTTCACCGCTGGAGGCGAAGCTCCGAGTAGAGCAAGATGACGAGCACTCCACTGACCCTTGTGGGGGTTGATCACAGAATCAGGGGAGTAGAAAGAGATCGAAACCTTGCGGTAATGACCGTCTTTCACCAAATCTTTTGCTGCATCTGTAAAAGCAACATCGGCATAAAGGTTTTCTCCCTCCCTACTGAAACCTTTAATCCAACCAAAGGAGGGAAGGCTGTCATTGTCTCCCTGGTGCCCGAGGACCAGAGGAGCCTCGTGGGTTGAAGGGTCATAGGTGTCCACGACCTGCTGAAGATCTTTGGGGGAGAAAGTTCTTTGAACCCCCTGAGCCGAGGTCTGGTCGCCACTGCGAAAAACGTGTACCCTCTTAATAAACATTACTCAATCGTCCCAGTTCATAGTTTTACCCCTATTGTTGCTTAGCTTCGGCACCGTCTTTGGCGGTGACTTCTTCTTCAGTTACGTCTGTTGCCCCGGGTTCCGCTGGGGCAGTCTCTTCAGAGGTTGTTTGACCCTCCGCATCACCGAAGATAGAACTGTAAAGGTCCTCTTCTTGCTCCGGGTCATAGGTTGTGGGGGAATCTTCTTCTTTTGTATTTTGAGGAGCTTCCTTTTTATCCTGTAGTTCAACACGGAAGTGTCGTTCTATCCATTCTTTCTTCGGAGTGAAACCCGCCTGAATAAGAAGCGCAACATCCGGCATTGTTAGGGGCGATTCTTCAATTCTGAACTCCCTTGTAAGGGTAGGTGCTGCAACGTCGACACCAAAGTTCAGGTCAACGATCCACCGAATCAGAGTCTGAGTAAGGGTTTGAGAGATCATCTCTGAGATCTCGGAGGCTTTAACGACTCTTACAACATTCGCAACTTGAGAGGAAGCACGGGAGCCTGCTTCCGCCTGACCCGCTTCGTTTTCACCGCAAATTAGCATACTGATTTCCTTGTCAATGTAGTCGACCAGGTTTTTGAAGACGTCTGGACTGCCACTGGGATTCACAAACTCCAAATCGTACCCTTCCGGCAAAATCATTGCCGTTTCTTGTGAGAGGTTAGAGAGGTGATCGTAGAGAGTGTCCAACTCGGCTGTGCTGGCACTTAGAGGCGCTTTTGCCACGGCTGTGGGGGTGGCGTAGCGATCCCCGTAAAGTACGTATGACTCGATAGCCCTGCGACGAAACTTCACCAAGGGGTAAAGAATACGGCCGAGCGAAGAACCGTAGGGGTCTCCGTTGTGTTGAGCCCAGTGTCGGTTAACGATGAATTTTCGGACAGGAATCTCTACGCCTTCGAACATGCGGTTGAAAGTAAGGCAACGCATTGTGAAGCCAGTCTCTGAGTCCTCTTTTTCTTGGAAGACGAAACGACGCTGGTCACGCATACGAACATCGAAAGGTACAACTCCTCTCTTGGTTTTCTTCCACATGACTTCCCCCACGGAGAAACCTGCAATTAAAGCCTCCCCTAGTCCCTTGTACAGATCGTCTACGTTCATATCTTGAAGAACTTCGGCTACGTAATCACGAACGGCGAGGTCTCCGGGTTTGTCACTGTACTCCTCAACGTACCAAGGTCTTGACGTGACTTCTTGCATCAACTTGGAGAAACATGCCTGAACTTGCTCGTCAAAAAATAGCCGCTGATATACTACAAGTGCCCGGTTGCCTCCTTTGTTAAGAAGGAGTTCGTCAGCTGGTCTGACGATAGTATTGCCTTGACCAGTGAAAGGAGACGATGAGCCAAATTGATATATAGCGGATAAATTATAAGGATCGCTCGTATAACGAGCGATTTCTCCACTAGGGACTGGGGCTATTTTGAATCTTTGTGCCATTACGCAAACCTCGCCTTGAATCCTTTATGTTGCTTGCGCTTCCCATCAAAGTCGGTTGTACTCCCCACCTGAAACTTCTTGTTGGTTAGATTTATCGCAGCGTAGGTAATCACACGGCATGGGCAGTTATAGTTCATTTTACCCTTAGTTGGCCAACGAGAAGCGTAAGGGAGCTTGCGGCACGTTGTTCACGGTGTATTGTATAAAAACCGTGTACAGTCCGTCGTCTCCCGCCGTCTTCCAGTCGCCGGAAACTTTCAGATCAGACAAACTTTCCACATTTTGCAGTATAGCTTGTTGTATGGCCGAGTTGATCTGCCCAGGGTCCAGCACTTCCAGAACGTAGTCTCCGAGGCCGTATTCGGCACGCATAACCCGCTCATAAAATCTTGTCTCAAGTACGCTGCGAATCTGCTGCGTCACTAAAGCGTAGTCCGTTCTTACCGCAAGGTTTCCGTTTGAAACTGACAAAGGGTAGGCCAGACCGCGAATATTGGGGGATAGGGGCTCAGTTATACTCATCGTATGTAACGTCGGGAGATGCAAGTCTCGAGTTTTACAATCCGGGTTTTCTTCTCATTAAAAGCCAAATCGCTTTCCATTACTTTTCGAAGCTCGGCTCTAATTGTTTCGTGGGTGAGGACACGGTAAAAATCCGGGTCTACCAAAGTCTCCTCTAGTTTTGCCCCGGAAAGAATGGAGAGACAAAGGGCTTCCAAAGAAACCCCCTGTTCTCTTGCTTGCAATTCCAGGTTAAAAAGAAGAGAGTCAGGAATTTGTAGTGCCAGTTCCTTGTTCATTTGACTCTCAGTTTAATCAGCCGAGGCTTGTGTTGTTGGTGCCTAGACCTTGAGCATTGAGCTCGTTCTGCATTTGACCGATGGCAACTCGAATCAGGTCGACCTGAATGCGCTCCAGTGTAGGCACAGGAGTCACAAAGACCTTGGCATTGATGATACCGTTCTCGAGACTTGCGGGGGGGTTGATGCGTCCGTCACAGATAACCTGGAAGGCATCGGCAGGACGAGCACCGAAGAGGGCTCCCCGGCTGTACAGCTGGTTGAGAACGCTGTTTCCAACCGAGATGATCTGGTTGAATGCAACACCGAAACCGTCAATCACGTTGAAGATCTGAGTGTCAAAAGCGTTGCGCAGTGAGCCGTAAACCACGTTCAGAATAACCCGCGTGTTCACGAATTGGTACAGGCGCTGTTGGGCGTCGGCAGTGTTGACGCGAGTGCGACCGCCCCAGATGAACACAGCGCTGCTCGGATAGTTGGGCAGTGTGCGAATCACGTTGCAACCCTCGGGGTTCAACAGATTTTGCTGGGAGGAATTGATAGCGATTTGAGCAGACATTGCGTCGGCAAGTTGATACTTGACGCCAGCCGGGGGGAACTGGTAGCCTTCGGCGCGATAGCGACGAACAGCAACACCGGTCACGTACGGTGAAGGGGGAACCCACTGAGCAGCAGAGTTCTCAACGTAGGGGCCGTAGAACGCAATGAACCCGAAGGGGTTAAAGTAGTTCTGGCTATCGTTGGAGAGACGATTTACATTGTCCACACCTGCTTCGATGAACACAGCCTGGGGGGCACCGGGGGTGCCAACGCCGCGAAGAGCGTCGCTAATGATTTCGGTTGAAGTTACAGCGTCAAAGCGCCACAGGTTTGTTGGGGGAGTTTGCTCGGCGGTGAACACAAGCTCAACTTGTGAACCGTACAGAGGTTGACCAGCAGAGGTCAGATCGCCAGCAGCCGGAACAACTAACCAGGTGTAAGACACCCCGTTATAGGTAACGGCCATGCGATCGCCGATAACAACCGCAGTTGCTCCATCGGGGGCAACACCTGCAGCCGTAACGTTAAAGTAAACACCGACGAGTTTTCCAACAGCGGCCTGCACGGACGTGCCGGTTGATCC